CCCATATTCATATATTTTTTATAAGAGAGAAGCATTTTTGTATATTTTCCATCATGATAAGTATTGAATATGAAAAAGGCAGTAATCAATAAAATTATGATTTCTAATCTCATAGATTACGAGAATATAATTTTCTTAGCAGGGAACCTAAGGACTGCGTAGCTGACCCTATGGCCCCTCCTAACAACTAGTTATTTACGTTTAATTGTGTGTTTCATAACAGCAAAAATTGAAAACAACATAATAAATTAAAATATTTTGTAAATATTTGTCATAAGTCGTTACTTTTACTAACATTAAATATTTCGAAATATTATAGTTTTTACAAAAACACTACCTTGGTAATTGTTTTATCTTGTAGAATATATTTTTCTACGTTTTGTTGTTCGTTTTACACCCTTTGCGCGTTGTTTTCTTAATCCTTTCCCAATGGTGCGTTTTTTTGGACTATATGTTAAATAAAAAAGTTCTTCATTTAAAAGTTGTATTTGTTGTATGACAGATTCAATTGGAATCGGGTTTACACTATACTGTATCAACAGCGACAACATCGATTTGAATCGGTCAAGGATAACTCGTTGGTTTTTGTTGATTTTCGTGTATTTTAAAACATAATCCATATAAGGTTTAAATGAAAATACAAATCCCCAAACATCCACATTTTTGGAGAAAACCTCAACAAAATACGTATTTACATCAAATTGTTTCGTCTCGAAGTTTGTAAAATGCGTAACAACCTGTACAAGGTATTCAAAAATAAAGTAACTTGTATAATCAACTGGTTCTTGTTCTTGTTCTCGTTCCCGTTCCTTATCCGTTGACCCCAACAAATTATTGAATAAATTATTATAAATATTTTTCATAGCCTTTAAATGTCCATAACCGACGCGTTCAATCATGTTATCCACATACGAAATCATGAATGACATGGTTGCTTCTTTGTTGGGTCTGGTTTCATTTTCTTCTAAAAATTCATGATAGGATTGAGAGAATGTTTGCGAAAACAAAACCGTCGTAAATGGACAATTGAATTGAAATGGATAATTTTCTAATGCCAAATGAACGGGTTGACCTCTTTGATAATTAATAGAAAGTCCCCAGTCAATAATGCGTGTATATAATTTTCTCTCATCTTCAATCACAAGAATATTGTTGGATTTAACATCGCAATGATAAATATGTAGTTCATTCATGGGAAGAATCCCATGAAGAAGGAGGTCTATCAATTGGTTATTGAGATAAACTAATTTGAAATAATTTTTCGCGTTTCGTTGAACATATTCATTCATTTCTACTCCACCGTAACGCATTGAAACCGCGCTTAACGTATTCATTGTATCTTCATCGTTAATCGTTTCTTTTGTTATATCGTCAGATAGTAGCGCGGTGCACTCTTTATCAAAATTTTCCAAATCACTTTCTGTTAATCTGTCTACTTTACAAATAGAAACATCGTCCACCAAAAAGTAATCTTTGTAGTTGGGTATATTTTTTAAAACTTCACGAACACGAACAATCTCATTGTATTCGTTTTCAGCGTATTCTTCGTTAAATAGTTTGGTTACATATCCTTTTTTCCGTTGAGCATTTTTGCATTTCAAAGCAGGTCGAAATACACAACCATATCCACCCGAACCAATAGCGTTGCCGCCGTTATTAAAATTGTTTTTATTTATCATTTGCGTCTACAATATGAACAGGAAATTATATGTTAAAAACAGATATTTTAATAAATCAAATTTTTTTGTAAAAAAAAAAACTTTAATTTAATACATAAATGAAAGAAAATGACAACATTTTAATTTCGCAAAAAAATAAAATAAATGAAAGCGAGTTGTTTAAGAAATACAAGTCATCTTATAAATCCGCATTTTTAGATTTATCCATACATACCCTTTTTTGTCTTGTTCATTTTACTTGTTGTGGATTTTTAGAAATAGTTGGTTAAGCGTTTTTACTATACCTCTTTTAGCGTTGTTAAATGTAAAAACGTTTATTATTTTTCACGATTGCGGACATCAATCTTACACTCCAAATAAAAATTTAAATTATATTATTGGAATAATTTCCGGAATAATAACTATTACTCCGTTTAGTTGGAACTTTAATCATAATACACATCATTTAACAAATGGTAATTATGAAAATATTTATGATTATCCATATAATGAAACTATATTCCATTCATTAGAACAATATAAACATTTTTCATTTCCAATACGACAATTATATAAATGTATAAAGCACCCTTATGTATTTTTTTCCATAATTCCAATTTTTAAGTTTTTAGTAATTATGAGATTTAATGCTTTTAGATTATTGAAAAAGAAATTATCAGTAAAAAATATGAATAATTTTGTAATTATAGAACAAATAATTAACAATATTGGAATAGGATTTTTATTTTATTTTATGTATAAATATTCAATTTTTTACCATTATCTAATTACTGTAATTATTGGTTCAAGTGTAGGTGTAATGTTATTTCATTCACAACACGGATTTAATCCTCCATATATAGTAAATAATGAAACTTTTAATCAAAAAGATAGTGGATTAATTGGTAGTTCTTTCATTCAAATACCTTACTTATTAAAATATTTTACTGGAAACATTGAATATCATCATGTACATCACATGAACGCAAAAATACCAAATTACAATTTGAAATCATATCACGACGAAGTAACTTCAAAGAGTGACATGTTTGACAATCTAGTGAAATTATCTATGAGCGATTGTTATAATAACCTATGGTTAGTTCTTTATGATGAAGACAAAAATAAATATATTACTTTTAAAGAAGCAGATGAAGAAAAATTAGAAAAAATAAACTAAAATAATGAAAAAATAATGAAAAAATAATGAAAAATGCACATTTTATAAAAGAATGTTGCATTTTGCAAATTTGTTTTCTACAAAGAATGTAAATAAAATTTTATCCAGCGAAAAAAGTAGTTGAAACATTGATGTAATACTTTAAACATTTTCATTCTCTCAACAAATAACATATAAGACCCAAAATACATAATAAAACTACAACATATATAATTTGCCCCCGTCGTTTATAATATTCTCGCATTCGAATGTCCTTCGGTTTATACGCTTCATAATAGTCTTTATAAAACCGACTTAAAGAAATTTTTGGCACTTCCAACTGTTCATTCACCTTGTTATGAATAAAATGCATCCAGCGAATAAACGCATCTCGACTATCCAAATAAGGCGTAACTGGATATTCGTCTAATAATTTGCTAAAATTTGTTGCCATTTGTTCAATCGGTATAAACATTGGTATATTTTGAATAAAATCGTAGTACTTTTTTTTTGTAATTGTATTTGGACGAATTGGATAATTCATCGCAATCGTGTGTAAAAAAAACCAATAATGGGGTCCCCATACATTCGCATCAAATGTCATAAAATGTTGACATATAATTGTTTAGCAATTTGAACCTAAACACTTCTTTATATATTTATGTAATTGTTTACACATCAGTATATTTTTCTATCATGAATAAAAACAACTTATGTAATAATTGCGGAAAAGGAGGTCACATATTTCATCAGTGTAAGTTACCAATCATCAGTTACGGTATTATTTTATTTCGCCATAGTGAATACGGAGTACAATATTTGATGATACGAAGAAAGGATTCATTTGGTTACATAGATTTTGTTCGAGGTAAATATTCTCCTTATAATATCGAACAAGTTCAAAAAATTGTGAACGAGATGAGTGTTATTGAAAAAACTCGTATTTTGGAAGAACCCTTTGAAAATTTATGGAAAATGATGTGGGGAGGAGAAAACAACGGGTCACAATATAGGAGCGAAGAGCAGTCGTCCTCAAAAAAATTTGATACAATTAAAAATGGTGTGATTACAGATTCCAAAGAATTGATAACATTACAAAACATAGTTGAAAACAGTAATACTTGTTGGAGTGAGACCGAATGGGAATTCCCCAAAGGGAGAAGAAATTTTCAAGAAAAAGATTTAGAGTGTGCACTACGTGAGTTTGAAGAAGAAACTGGTCTATCTAAAGACGATGTTATTTTAGTAGATAATTTATTTCCATTTGAAGAAATATTTATTGGTTCAAATCATAAGTCTTATAAACATAAGTATTATTTGGGTCATATGAAAGACCATTCCAAGTCTCTCAATAATTATCAACTTACAGAAGTAAGTAAACTTGAGTGGAAAACATTCGATGAGTGTCTGGCTTCAATGCGACCTTATAATTTAGAAAAAAAACAACTCATTACCAACGTGAATAAACTATTACAACAGTACAGATTATATTTGTAAATGCGCGAGTAAATACTCCTCTTTTATATTTGTAGTATATAAGTAATGTCTTCTACAAATATAAAAAATAAATTAACAACACAAAAAGACACAATCAAAAAACGAAAAAATTGCCCGAAAGGAACACGTCGAAATAAACAAGGGGATTGTATTCCTATTCAAAAATTTGTATTTGAAGAAACCAAAGAAAATATAGATTTGTCCGAGGAAAAAGATGGTAAAAAATCGGTTGATTTGAAAACAGAATATGAAAACGCGGACTGTCAAACGATTTATAGTGTTGAAAACAAAACGTGTAATAAGTTTTTATTAAAAAAAGAGTTACTAGAACGTAAAGAACTAGAAACAAATCCAGACGATTATTCTTTTTTATATCCAACCCTCAACGACCCCTATTTTAATATCAAAATTGCCGAAAAAAAGGAATTTCAAGATACGAAATATGATGGTGAAATTTATACGGATATTGAAAAACGCGCAGAATATTTAAGTCGCGCCGAATTTGAACTTGCACCTCATCAAGCATTTGTTCGTAATTTTCTCTCATTTCAAACTCCATATAATAGTTTACTTTTATATCATGGTCTAGGAAGTGGAAAAACATGTTCAGCAATTGGCGTTTGTGAAGAAATGCGAGATTACTTGAATCAAATTGGAAAACCGAAAAAAATTATTATTGTGGCGTCACCGAATGTTCAAGAAAATTTCCGCCTTCAACTCTTTGACGAGAGAAAACTCAAACTCGTGGATGGATTGTGGAATATTCGCGCATGCACTGGAAATAAACTTATTAAAGAAATTAACCCTATGAATATGAAGGGATTTGATAGAAAAAAGGTCGTTAGTATGATTCAAAAAATAATTAACGGTTCCTATAAGTTTATTGGTTATATTGGGTTCGCAAATTGGATTAAAAGTGAAGGAAACATAACGGGAGAGTATAAAAATGAAAAAGACCGGGCAGCGCGTGAGGCCAACGCACTAAAACGTATATTCAATGACTCTATGATTGTGATTGACGAGGTTCATAACATTCGTATTGCTGAGGACAACGACAAAAAAATTGTAGCCGAACAGTTAATGAGGTTGGTTCAAATTGCGGACAACATGCGATTATTATTATTATCCGCAACACCAATGTATAATAGTTATAAAGAAATTGTCTGGTTGTTGAACTTGATGAATATTAACGATAGACGCGGAGTTGTGGAAGTAGATGAAATTTTTGATAAAAACGGGGCATTTTTGAAGAATGAACGCGGTGAAGAGACAGGAAAAGAAATGTTGATTCGAAAAGCAACGGGTTATGTTTCTTTTGTCCGGGGCGATAATCCATACACATTTCCGTTTCGTGTTTATCCCTCCGAATTCGCCCCAGAACATTCTTTTAACTATCAATTTCCAAATGGGAAATACGCTTATCCAATGGGTTCGGCAGTGAGCGTAAATCGCGATGAACGAATTAACATATTGAATTTGTATTTATTGGAAATTGGAAATTATCAAGCAATGGGATACAAGTATATTATGGATAATATTTACAAAAAACGTGTCTCGGTAATGACGGAAAAAGGTGTAGTCAATGATATTCCAACAATTGATTTAATGGGTTCGTTAAATTATTCAGTAATGCAACTTCCATTGGAAGCGCTCATTATTGTTTACCCGATGGATAATCTGGAAGAAGTGATTGATAACAAAAATGCGACAAGTGCTCCTATATCGATTGTTCCAAAGTTATCGGACGAACCTGAAGTTGAACCCATCAAGTATGAACCCGTAACTGTCCCGGGTAAAAATTCTTTATATATTAATGCGAATGATTTAACAGGGTCAGCAGGATTGAAACGCGTCATGAATTTTGAAGATAACGCTGACTTTGAGTATAATGACATGACTCTTCGTAAATACGGGCGTATTTTTTCCAAAGATGAAATCGGAAAATATAGTTCAAAAATAAAAAACATTTGCGATTGTGTAATTCAATCAGAAGGTGTTGTGCTTATATTTTCACAGTATATTCCGGGTGGGTTGATTCCCGTAGCGCTTGCGCTGGAAGAATTAGGATTCACCCGTTTTGGAGAAAACGCAAAACCTTTTTTCAAGACGCCTCCTACAGAATTGTTAGATTCAAGAACAATGAAACCTAAAAGCACTGTAAAAAAAGAGGACTTTATACCTGCTAGGTATGCGATGATTACGGGGGATGTAAAAATATCTCCCAACAATTCGTTTGAATTGAAAACTATTACAAACGAGGAAAATAAATACGGAAAAAACGTAAAGGTTGTTCTTATTTCAAAAGCTGGGTCAGAAGGATTGGACTTCAAATTTTTGAGACAAGTTCACATATTGGAACCATGGTATAACATGAATCGAAATGAACAGATTATTGGACGCGCTGTTCGTAACGGAAGTCATATTGATTTACCTTTTACAAAACGCAACGTTCAAATCTATATGTATGCAACAATGTTGGAAAATCCACAAGAAGAGTCTGTGGATTTATATGTGTATAGAGGTGCCGAATTTAAGTCGATTCAAATTGGGAGGGTAAGTAGGGTGTTGAAAGAAACTGCTGTCGATTGTGTAATTAATCATGACCAGACAAACTATAGTCAAGAGGCTATGGGAATTGAAGTGGAACAAGTGTTATCGGATGGAACCATTTTACCCAAATTTAAAGTGGGTGACGCACCATATTCAGCAAATTGCGATTATATGGATAACTGTGATTATTTATGTGGAAATGGAGGGAAAGAAAGAAAACTCAACATAACTGAGGACTCCTACAACGAATCGTTCATTTTAATGAACTCGGACAAAATAATTCAAAAGATTAAAATTTTGATGAGAGAACGTTTCTTTTATAAAAAGAACGAACTCATTTATTATATAAATACTCCCAAACCATTTCCACTGGTTCAAATTTACGCAGCTTTGACAACCCTTGTAGAAAACCGCAATGAGTTTATTGTAGATAAATACAAGAGAACAGGATATCTTGTGAATATAGGAGAATATTATCTGTTTCAACCAAGTGAATTGAATAACGAACATAGTAGTGTATTTGAAAGAATCACACCGATTGACTATAAACGTGCGTCATTACAGTTTGAATTGAACCCCGATGTCTTGAAGAAAAAATCCAAACAGCGAGTTTACAAAAAGAAAACAGTGGAAGAAATGGAAGAAGAGGGTGAAACCAAAACATTTATAAAAACTCGTCATGTAGTGAGAAATTACGAATTAGTGAATGACTTAAAGAAATTATTTGACACGGCGATTGAATACGCAAGAGTTGGTGAAAAAGTAGAGCGTGGTGACAATGATTGGTATAAACATTGCGGTGTAGTAATGAAAAAAATGGGAGATGAAAAAGTTTCTGGAGAACTTCTTTTGTCCCTGTTAGTTGCCCATATTGTAGACACATTGATGTATCATGATAAAGTAGAATTGCTCAATCATTTATATTCAATAGAAACGATAAATGAACAAACCTTTGAAGGTAGAATGAAAACCTATTTTGATAGTAAGGTGATACGAACCAAACGGAATGTAACTGGGATGATTTTGTATGACACCACACCAAAAAAAGAGAGAAAAACCATCTATTTGAATGAAGAAAATACGTGGGTTCCAGTCCAACGATTAGAAGATTTAGAATTGATGGAGGAGGCCGTGCGTTTATATGAACCATCTCAAGCAGTATTTGACGAACTGGTTGGATATATTGGACTGGAAAAAAATAACAAGTATTTAATATTCAAAGTAAAAAACACAAAAAATGCGCGAAACACGGGTGCGCGGTGTGATGAGTCTAGTAAAACGAGTCGCATTGATATTTTGAATAAACTTGCTGGATTTGAAAAGTATACCAAAGAAAATACGAAGGGAATCGTTCAACCCGAACTTTGTGCTCTACAGGAATTTTTATTTCGTTTGAAACAGAGAACATACAATGAAACAAGTTCTCATCAAAAGGCGTTTTTAGATTTTGATGGCGCGGTGTTTTATCGTTTTTTTGGAGAGAAAGAGTAAGCAGGGGCAAAACAAGGCGCCCCCATATTATAATAAAATTGAAATCAAATTAAAAAGATAGTATTATGTTTAATATATACGCAACTTGTAATGGAAACGAAACCAACCAAACAAAAAAAATTTAGAAAGGATGTAAAAAATACGAATATTTATATTAAATCGTTAATTACGCGAACCATATCTCTTCCCATTTCTACGATTGGAAAAAATATTCGAGAGACGATTGAAAAATGCATCTCTGCCATGTTTGAAGGCAAATGTTTGGTAGAAGGATTTGTAAAACCAGGGTCATCTACAATTATTACACATTCTAGTGGAATGGTAAGTGGAACAAATGTAAAGTTTGAAGTAGTATTTGAATGTTATATTTGTTGCCCTGTCGAAGGGATGCTTATAGAATGTGTTGCCAAAAACATTACAAACGCAGGTATTCGCGCGGAAAGTGCCACCGAAAAGGTTTCTCCCGTTGTTGTTTTTGTTACACGAGACCATCATTACATGAACCCAAATTTTTCCAAAATTCAAGAAAATGATACGTTTGTTGCGCGTGTTATCGGTCAGCGATATGAATTGAATGATAAGTATGTGTCTATCATTGCTGAGTTGGTGGATAAAAAGGAGTTTGACGAAAAAAATGAAAAGACAAAAAAACCCAAAAAACCGACGCTTGTTATTGACGAAGACGATGAATGATGAACATACTCAAATTTTATATGTATAATATATGAAATCAATAAAAAAATCGCAAAAAGGAGGTGTAATTATAAAAACAGACCCTGAAAAAGCGATACATTTTTTTATTGATAACTGTCAAGAAATTAAAATACAAACAACACATAGTTCAAGTGGCGTTTTGTTTAATTGTAAATTGAAATCAGGCGTTGATTCTCCCTACGAAGTGTTACGTTCAGAAAATTTTAGAGAACCTGTAAACAATATTATTATCAAATTAGTTGGGGTGAATTCGGTAATTGAAGATGAAACCGATGAAACCGATGAAAATTATTCGCCGGCTTCCTGGACAATTAAAGGAGTAACTCCAAAAAAATTGGAACAAGAAGAAAGTTTTACGAGAGAAATCAACATACAAACCGACATTTATTTAAAAACAATTTCCTATTTAGAACCTATTTGCCCCGCTCCTATTTATGCTAATGTAATTAAAATTAAAAGTGACGCAGAAGAGTTTGTACTGAAAATGTTGAGACACGTGAAACCAAACACTGAAAATAAAAGAGTATTAAGAGAAATTCTTGAAAGTATTGCGAATTCAGAAATACCGTATTTAGGAGTATTGTGTATGGAAATTGCGGAAGGTTATAAAACCTTGTGGGATTGTTATTCTATGCAAAAAGGAGAAACCATTGAGGATATAAGAAGATTTGAAAATATGGCTAGACTGAAATTTCTTGAATTGGCAACAAAAACGGGATATTCTCAAAATGATTTTCATTCGGGAAATGTTATGGTAAATGAAAGAGTCAAAGGGTTTTATAATGGCAAAGAGGGAAATGTATTGCTCATTGATTTTGGTTATGCAGATAAAATTCCTTTAGACAAATTAAGACAAATAAAACAATGTGTTTCAGAAGAAAAATTTGTGGAAGCGTTGAAAGTTTTCCAGTCGTTTTATCGACCAGACAATTTGGCAATAGATGAATACCCTAGTTTTTACGGTTGGTTATATTATAATTATGACAACTTGAATAACCGCAAAATGCTTTATCCGAATAAGACCCAACGAGAGAAATTGAACAGGGAACTCGCAAGTTTATTATTGGCTGAGGACGAAGCAATCACAGAAAGAATTCATTTTTTTAATAGCGACATGCACAGTGAACGTCGCGAACAATATCCATTTTTACCTGTTTCAAATTCAATAAAAAATAGTTTGTTTGAAGGTGTGATTGACGGTGGTAAGTCCAAAAAAAAGAGTCGAAGGAAAAAGAAAAGACGGCAAAATAGTAAGACGAAAAAAACAATATAAATGTAACGTCGTAAATAAATAAAAGCAAATAATATGAATTCGCTGGAAAGTCAACCATCTACAAATATAAATGTTGCCGAACTGAATGCTCTTCGTGAAAAGATTGAAGGAATGTCAAAATTCAACCAGATTGAAATTTTAAGACTGTTGAATAAACATAAAACAGTTACTCTGAATGAAAACAAATATGGCATTCATATTAACTTATCTGATTTGTCGCCAGAAGTAATTGAGGAATTGAAAATACATATTAATTATGTGAACGACCAAGAAATGAACTTGAATGAGATGGAACAACAAAAAGAAACATTACAAACTAAATATTTTACAAAAGATAATAAAGATACCTCCATAAAAAATAAAGTAGAACCCAAACTTAAAAAGAATGGTAAGCAATGAAGTAAATACAAAATTATTATTGAATGAAATTAATAATTATATGTTATATGGAAAAATAATGATTCATTCATTGAAATACAAACTAAAAGATTTGTCAAACACAATGGATTTAACAAGTTCAAGTTTTAGCGTTATAACAAATGACAATTTGACAAATGATGACATTGTGTTTTCAAACGACGACAAACAAGATATCGTCCTTTCGAACGACAAACAAGATATCGTCCTTTCGAACGACAAACAAGATATCGTCCTTTCGAACGACAAACAAGATATTTTTTTACC